TGTTTTATAATTTTATTTTATAAATTACTCAACAATATCAGTAACTTTACCTTTAACAATAAGATCCTTATTTAAAAGTTTTAAGTCATATAGTGTTGAGAAGCCTTGTGATGTACCACCATCAGCATATTGTAATAGCTGTGTAGGAACTATTGGCATATAAGGAGCATAAACAGCAACAGAAGACATAAAGTCATCACCATTTACACCAATTACAAATTCACCTTTATTCATAGCAGGAGATACATAAACCTTTAAGGAATTCAGTGTACCACAGAAATATGGGCCGTTAACCTGACCAGCAGGAGCAGCTTTGAATCCTTCAATGAATGTAAGAACTGGAAGAATATTAGAAGCAATGATCATGTAATTAGGAGCAAATCTCTGAGTTGCATCATAGATATATTGTCTAGCAATTTCTACAATTTCAGCAAAACCAGCGTAGTGATCTCTCTTAGAAACGCCAATAGGAAGGGTCTTAGACCATTCAAGACCAGCTTTCATTTCGGCTGTATCAGCAAGTAATTTTACAACTTCTGTATCAATCTCATACTGTAACTGACCAACAGCTTTTTCAGCTAACTGATCACCAAGATCAAAACCGTAATCGGTCTTAGCCTGGAAAGCAGCAATCTGGCTGTAATAAATAGCAATTCTTCTGGCTTTTGCAAGCAGAGGAATATTAGCCATTTCAGCATTTAAGATAGGAAGATCATTTTGAGGAATTACAACGTTGTCATACATGTATGCAACTTTATCACCTTCAGCTAAACCTGCAACTGTTCTGCCATCAGCTTCAAGATTCTTATAAGAAACAGTACCATCAGCAGCAACGACTCTAACGTCAAATTTTTCACCAGCATTATCTCTGAAAGCCTCTTTGAAAACTGGTGTCCAAGCAAGAACAACATTACCTGCAGCAGTGACATTTTCAACAACAGCATTACCAGTATAATTTACGTCAGGATTTCTAAGAGCAAAAGGATCATTCCAAACATCACCCTTCTTAGTCTGACCCTTAGTTGAACCAGCAGTATAACGTACATAAGCAACGTTACCAGACATAGAAGTCATAGCATGAACTAAAACTAAATCTGGAGCAATTAAGTTAGGAAGAGCAACTGTAACTAAATTTAAGCAGAATTTCTTATATAAGCCCATATCTGCTCTCTGTGTACCAACAGAATTATCAAAAGCCTCGTTTAAGAAAGCATTTGTATTTTTTAAACATTGTGCAATAGCTAATTTCTTTCTATTATCCATTTTAGCACCTTCATGTGCTTTTGAATAAACAGACTCAGAAACATGAAGTCTCTTTGAATAAGCTTCTAGCAAATTCATTATTTTATTTCCTTTCAAATAATTTTATTAATAATTAATTAGATTATTTGCCTGCTAAATACATTAAATCTTCATCAATGTCATCATCAAATCCAGAATGTGCAGGCAAAATAGATTCATTTTTAGATGACAAACCTTTTATCTTTACACTTTCATTAACTGATCTTCTTGATATAGCATTGAATGGAAGTTTACTCATATTTAAATTATATTCTTGTAAATCTTCACAAACTTTGTCAATATCTTTGAATGTATAAGATTCAGGTAATCTGTTTTTTACCTCATTTACAGAAGAACCAAGTCTAACTGCCTATGATTCAATATATTTATCAACAGCTATTGAAGCAGCTTTTTTATATTTTTCAATAAGCTTTGTGGACTTTTCTATTTTCTATGTAAATTCAGTTTTCTATGTTTTTAAGTTCTCATTTAATGAAGAAATTTCTTTTTGCAAATCAGCTTCTTTTACTTTTCCCTCATCAATAACAGTTTTAAGCTTTTTATTATAAGCTTCCTTAAGAGAAGAAATTTCCTTAACTTTACTTTCTTCTAATTCTTTGACAGTCTTCTTTAATGAAGTTACTGATTCATTTAATTTAACAGCTTCTTCACCTTTTTTAGAAACATTTTCTTTTAAAGATATATTTTTCTCTGCTGCAAATTTTGCTTTTTCACGAGCTTCAGAAAGCTAAGTTTTTAAAAATTCTTCTTTTTTTGTTGCATCATTTAGTTTTTCTTCTAATAATGCTACTTTTGACTGTAAAGCTGTAGCTTTTTTAGAATCTTCTGCTAATTTACGAACAGTTTCCTTATATTTAGCTGCTTCTTCTTCACTCTTAGCCTCTTTTGTATAACAAACTGACAACTTTTCTTGAAGATCAATTAACTTCTATTCTAAATCTTGCTTTTGCTTTAATGATTCTTGTAGTTCATTAACAAGTGCCTCGTTATTATCGACTGCATCTTCATGCACTACACCATCTATATCTAAATCCTTATCAGAATTAGTTGTTTCTAATTCTGTTTCAGAATTTTGACCAATATTATCTCTTATGTTTGCTAATATCTCATCAAATTGTTCTTGATTTATAATATTAAATTGTTTTGATAATTGTAAACTTTTTTCAGCCAATTCTAATGGCCAACCATGGGAATAATAATTAGTTAAATCATCAACAATATTATCAAAATCAAAATTAGTAGTTACTGCTTCTTCTTCATTTAATGATTTTCTAGTATTAAATGATTCCATTAATGCATTAAAATCTAATTGTTCAGTAATTTTTGAACCAAATCCAATTAGAACAACATTCCTATCATCTTCAAGTGCTTCCTCTAGAACATCAACTGCAGTATCTTTTGGCATATATTTACCATTTACATAAATATTTGTTTTATTAGTTGATTTACGATATTTTAAAATATCCTCATGCGTTGCACGTCTAGCTAAAATTTGACTACTCTCAAACTTATTATTTATCCATCTCTCATAAACAAGTACATATTGTTTTTCTGGATGTTCATTTATAAAATTAAAAGCTTTCGCACGATTATTAACCTCATATCGAGCTATTCTATCGCCAGTAGCAGCATCTATAACAGAAATTATTATAATAACATTATATACAGCTTCATCTAACTGTTTCTCATCTTCAATTTCATCTGAATTCTATTCTTCATTTAAATTGATATTAAGATTTGTTAATGTTTCTTCCATTATTTTTCTCTCTTCTTCACTTGCCTTTTCAAGTGATTCCTAAAGAGATTTTCTTAAAGTTTTATTGTATCTTTTTTTATCCAAAGATTCTGTCACATAAGCTAATCTAGCATCTTTTACGGCTGGAATTAATACAGCATCCCAACATTGACAATCATAAGTTTCAGGATCTACTGATTCACTACCATCATAATTAGTAATTAAATCGCCTTCACCTCTGGAAGAAATACCAATATTACAACCATAGTCACAAAGAGCTTTTAATATCCTTCCATTAGGGGTGTTTAAAATATCAAAAATTGCTCTAAGTTTACCATCAGTACCTTTTGTTGGCTATTCTGCTAAACAAATTGCTATTTTTTCCATATCTGTTTCTGTTCTATCAGCTGGATGCCCAAGTTCACCAAAACAGCATCTATTAGCAATTTTTTCTTTCATTATAGGATCATTAAATACATTTTCCCATAATTTTTCAGAGTATTTTCTGCCATTTCTAGTTGGATTAATAAAATCCGCGCAAACACCAATAAGTCTACCAAGAATTCCTCTAGACTTTTGTTCTTCTGGGCTTAATCTTTGATATTCAAATTCTTCATTTGCTTTAGATTCTTTTAACATTTCTATACTACCTTTAATAATTAATAATCATTATTATTAATAATAAATTTTTGTTGTAATTTTCTTTCTCTTTTCAAAGCAGCTTCATGTTTAAGTTTTCTTTTTAATGATGGAGCTAAATAAAATTCTTTTTTTCTATAATCCTCAATAATTCCTTCATTAATAACAGCTTTCTTAAATCTCTTTATTAATTGCTCTGTAGTTTCATTTTCTCTTTTTACAACTTTTGCCATAATGTAAAATACACCTCTTTCTATTTAATTTATTGTTTTATGGCATTTTATCTAAAAGTATATTAATACTTATTTATAATACTGTATTAATATAAATATAATTATATAATATATTATATATAATATATTAATTAATTATTAATTTTAATTATTAGTTAAAAAAACTTTAA